AATACTCAGGATTTATCTGCTGCATATTCCTCAACATCAACTATTTTAAATGTTGACACGTTCTCACTTTCTAATGAGGCACAAGGTCAATATTATGGTTGGGTTCAAGAAGGAATGGTTCTTCGTGGAAAACTTAGTGGTGCTATTGCTAAAGTATCTAATGCAAGACTTGTTTCTGATATATCTGCTACTTTGATTGGTAGTTATTATATTCCTGATCCAAACATCATGAGTTTCCCAAGATTTGAGACTGGAACTAAAGTATTTACATTAACTGATGATATTGACAATAATCAAGATCAATCGGTTACTATAGCAGAAGAATCATTTGCTTCTACAGGAACTTTAGAGACGGTTCAAGAAAATATTATTTCAGTTAGAAATGCAAGAGTTGAACTGAAAAATGAATTCCAAGTTAGAAATGTAAATAGAGATCTTGGAACAGAAGTTGTTGAATCAGTTGTAGTTTCCTCAGTAAATAGAACTCAAAGAATTCTTACCTGGTATGATCCACTTGCACAATCTTTCTTAGTCGAAGATAACACAGGATGCTTCCTCACTAGTTGTGATGTGTTCTTTAGAACAAAAGATGACATGGATATTCCAGTCGTCTTCCAACTTAGATCAATGGTTAATGGAGTACCTTCTCCAAAAGTTCTTCCATTCTCTGAAATTGTCCTTGATCCGGATGAGGTTCAGACTTCTGCAGATGGGTCTGTTGCAACTAATGTTCAGTTTAAGGCTCCCGTCTATTGTGAAGGTGGAACAGAATATGCAATTTGCTTGGCATCTAACTCAACCAAGTATAGTGTTTATATTTCAAGAATTGGTGAAGTCGATCTTTTAACTGATACGTTCATTTCAAACCAACCATATCTTGGATCTCTCTTTAAGTCTCAGAATGCGTCTACATGGGAACCCAGTCAATGGGAAGATCTTAAGTTTACTCTTTATAGAGCAGATTTCCTTGAAAATGGTAATGTAGAGTTCTATAGTCCTGAACTTACGAGAGGAAATAATCAAATTCCAAATCTCCTTCCAGATTCAATTATTATGAACTCTAGACAAATTAGAGTTGGTCTTGGAACTACAGTTGCAGATGCTGGATATGAAATTGGAAATACTTTTACACAACAAAAAACAAATGCAAGTGGAAATCTTGTAGGAACTGCTGGATCAGTAAGTGGAGGACTTGGGATAAGTAATGCCGGTCTTGGATATACTCCTGCAGATGCAAGTCTTACATTCTCTGGTGTCAATCTTGTAACAATTACTGGAAATGGAAGAGGTGCTCAAGCAGACATTACCATTGTAAATGGTACTATAGTTTCTAGTGGAGCAACTGTTTCTAATAATGGTGGATCTGGTTATCAAGTTGGTGATGTTCTCGGAATTTCCACAATAGGAATAGCAACAATTGGAACAAATGCAAGACTTACTGTTGCTGGTATTGGACAAACTAACGAATTGATTTTTAATTCTGTTCAAGGTGAATTTATTGTTGGATCTGCTAATACTATAATGTATACTAGCAGCGCAGGAATTACAACAGAACTTAACTATGGACTTCCCGGAGGAGTTGGTGGAGATGTTCAAATTTCAAATATCAATGTAGATGATGATGGATTGCACTTCATAGTAAATCATCAGAATCATGGAATGTATTTTGCGGATAATCGTGTTGCAATATCTGGAGTTGCTCCCGATATTAGACCAACAAAACTAACTGCGGAGTATACTTCTGGATCTACAGGTTCTATTGTAGTTGGTGGAGCAACAACATTCTCATCATTTGAAGGTGTTGGTGTTGGAACTACTAACGCTGGATATCTTTTAATTGGTGAAGAAATTATTCAATACACAAATGTTTCTGGAAATAGTATTGGTGGTAGCATTATTAGGGGAAGTGAACCAAGAAGTTACCCAGTTGGAACTCCAGTATTTAAGTATGAAAACTCTGGTATTAATCTGAATAGAATTAATACTACTCACAATTTAAATAATGTGACTCAATTAGATCCATTCACTTTTGACTCATATAAAGTTAAAGTTGATTTAAGTTCTAATGGAACTGATAGAAGCACTGATGTTGGATATCCAAAACTTTATATTGGAAGTACAAAATCTACTGGAGGTAGAAATATAAGGGCTACTCAAAATATGCCATTTGAAATTATTACTCCTCAGGTTCAAAATCTTACAGTTCCTGGAACAAATATTACTGCTCAGATAAGAACAACAACAAGTAAGAGTTTCAGTGGTAATGAAATTCCATACGTAGATTCTGGACTTGAAAATATTTCCATAAATCAAAAAAATTATTTTGATACTCCAAGAATGATTGCATCTAAAGTGAATGAAGATTTGAAATTAACTAATGTTATTGGTGGTAAGTCTATGCAAATGAGTCTGGCACTGAACACTACAGATAGTCGTATAAGTCCGGTTATTGATGCTCAGAGAGTTAATGCCATTATTACCTCAAATAGAGTTAATAATATTATTACAAACTATGCAACAGATTCTAGAGTTGACAGTGTTCAGGAAGATCCTACAGGATGTCAATACATTTCTAAAGAAATTGTTCTTGAAAATTCAGCATCATCAATTAAAATTATTGTTGCTGCTCATATTGGAAAAGAATCTGACATTAGAGCATTCTTTGCAGTAAATAATGAACCTGGATTTGATCCAATATTTACTCCCTTCCCAGGATATTCAAATATCAATTCTAGGGGACAGGTAATTGCTAAAGAAAATAACAATGGAGAATCTGATTCTTATGTTGTTAAGTCTAATACAAAGGCATTTGATAGTGAAAATGTTGACTATAGGGAGTATACATTTACGGTTGATCAACTCCCAGAATTTAGAACTTATAGAGTAAAACTTTCATTGTCATCCAATACTCAATGTTTTGTTCCAAGGATCAAAGATTTGAGAGTAATTGCATTAGCATAATATGGATTTTTATGATTTAGAAGGGCATAAGGATCTCGCAAGAGATCCTAAAACAAATGCAGTTGTTAATGTAAATACCTTGGAGTATAATCAATATCTATCAAGACGTGAGGTAAAAACCGAAAAGAATGATAAGATACAAAATATTGAAGAAAATTTTGCTAATATGCAGGGTGAGTTAAATGAAATTAAATCTCTATTAAAGGAGTTATTAAATGGATCCCGATAGCATAGAACTAAGTAATCTGTCAAAGCAATTTGCTTATACTAAAGTGGCATCAGAGATAGATAGTTGTAATGATCCTGATGAATTAAAGAACATTGCAAAGTCCTTTTGCAAACTTTATTATAAGCAACAAGAAACAATGAAACTAATAGGAATAGTAGATGGCAACTAAAAACATTACTTTTGATCCTGACTCAGGAGTTCCTTATGGAATAAATTTGACCATGTATGGTGGAGCAGATTTTTCTGCAGATTTAAATGTTCTTAGTACATCAAATACTGCATTCGATTTGACTGAATATTCTGGATCTGCAGCAATATCAAAAAGTGTTGCGGTTGGATCTACTTTAGGAATAACTAGTTCGTTGACAGTTGGATTTACCAGTGCATATGATGGCAAAATTAAATTGTCATTAAGTGCAGTAAATACTAGAGGAACTACAGAAGGAAGATATATGTTTGATGTATTGGTAAGTAAAGGTTCTACAACCTATGCTCTTGCGAGTGGCAATGTAATGGTAATCAATCCAGTTTCTTCAGCACCATAAATACATTTAGGAAACTTGTGAATATATGGCACAACCAGCAAGTAGATCAGATTTAATCAATTATTGCAAAAGGCAATTGGGGGCTCCAGTCCTTGAAATTAATATTGCCGATGAGCAAGTAGACGATCTTGTAGATGATGCGCTACAATATTTTCATGAAAGACATTTTGATGGAGTAGTACAGACATATTTAAAATATAAAATAACTCAAGAAGATATTGACAGAGGGAAAGGAACAAATTCAGTAGGTATTGTAACAACAACAGTAGATACAACTATTGTTGGAACAGCAACAACATTTAGTTATACTGAAAATAGTAACTACATCCAAGTCCCTCCTTCGGTAATTGGTGTTAATAAAATTTTTAGATTTGATACCAGCACAATATCGGGTGGAATGTTCAGTTTAAAATATCAATTGTTTTTGAATGATATATATTTCTTCAGTTCGATGGAGATGTTGACATATGCAATGACAAAAACAACTCTTGCCGATATTGATTTTTTATTGAATACTGAAAGTCAAATTAGATTTAATCAAAGACAAGATAGATTATATCTGGATATAGATTGGGGTAGTATTGCAAAAGATGAATATATTATTTTAGATTGTTGGAGACTTTTAGATCCTAATGATTTTACAAGAGTTTATAATGATTCATTCTTAAAAAGATATTTGACAGCATTGATGAAAAGACAATGGGGTCAAAATTTAATTAAATTTCAAGGAGTCAAACTTCCTGGTGGAATTGAATTGAATGGAAGACAAATATATGATGATGCCGAAAAAGATTTGCAAATAATTAGGGAGCAGATGTCAAATACATATGAACTTCCACCACTTGATATGATAGGCTGATGGTATTAAATCCCTTTTTCTCTCAAGGAACATCTTCTGAGCAAAATCTTGTTCAGGATTTAATAAATGAGCAACTTAGAACTTATGGGGTAGATATTTTTTATCTACCTAGAAAGTATCTATCAGAAAATACTGTGATAAGAGAAGTTGTCCAGTCAAAATTTGATATGGCATTGCCCTTAGAAGCATACATCAATAATTATGATCAATACTCTGGGGCAGGTAATTTATTATCAAAATTTGGTATCGAATCCAAAGACGAAGTAAGACTTATAATATCAAGAGAAAGATTTGAAAATTATATAACACCATTAATTCAAGATCAAGCAAATATAAAATTATCAACAAGACCTAAAGGTGGAGACTTAATCTGGTTTCCTCTTGACGATAGAATTTATGAGATAAAAGATGTTGAATATGCAAAACCATTTTATCAACTACAGAATCTTTACATATACGAACTTTATTGCGAACTCTTTCAGTTGGAGGATGAAATTATTTCAACTGGAATTGAAGAAGTTGATAATAATTTAATTGGTGAAAATTACGATGGATCAACTGATGATGGAATTAATACTATTCAAGGACCAACTCAAACTCTTACATTAGTTGGTACTGGAGTAACTGCTACAGCAACTGCTGATATTATTAATGGTGGAGTCAGATTCTTCACAATTACGAATAGGGGTGGTGGATACAGTAGTGCTCCCACAGTGGGCGTCACGTCCGCTCCAGCAGGTGGTACAACAGCAGTTGGTATCGCCACCATGATTGGTGGTATTAACGTATGTAATTTGAACGCAAATCCAAAATTGCAATCAGTTCAAGCAGTTAATGTTGTCAATTCTGGTGCTGGATACACTATAGCACCTGGAGTAAGATTTTCTGGTGGAGGAGATGGAGTTGGAGCA